CACAGACTAGCTGTTCGTCTGAAGGAGATTTACCACCTCCATAGTCAGCTTAGAATCATTTAATTTTTTGTTTTCTTTTGTTATGAAATCCTTGGTGATATTCAAAATATCATCATTAAAACATAAATAGCCTTGTTGTCCTTTACTGTGACTGTTAATTAGATTGAGTGTTCCTTCGATACTTCCATAATCTATCGATCTTTTGTATAATTGATCGAGTGATGTAGGGGGTTTAATCGTTTTGTGGAGCTCTCTTTCTAGCAGATTTTTTGGATCGACCGGAGTTACGTCAAGGTCTGGGTAGTTTTTAATCTCCCAGAGTCTCTGATTATATCTCAGGTTTGTCTTAAAAATCCTGTCACGAACTCTTTCAGCCTTTTTCTGTTTCTTTATATCCCCTCCTTTATAGATTTCTTCTATATTTGAGTTAGGATCGATGAAGATGTTAAAAACATGCGCCGCCACTTCACTTCGATACAATTCACAGCCACTGCACGAACCAATGTTCGTCGTAGTGATTTCAAGCTTCCCTGATTCCTTTACTTCCTTTTCCGCTTTGTCCCAAAATAACCACATTTTCTTTGTGTGATTGAGATTGCGGGGGAACTTCATATTTTTCATGCTTGAAAGGATCCTATTACAAATTTTAAGATCCACATGGCTTATGAACCTGGAGGTGTACTCGGAATAGAGTCCTAGACCTCCGAGCCAGGAAGGAATATAAAAGGGTAGTTTGCTTCTCTTGTAGAAGGTATCATTGTATTTCTTAAAAAGGCAGAGGATGAGATGCTCTTTGGAAGGGAATGATTTGATGGCCTCACTGTACCTAGTACTTGCTTGTCCTATCATATCCATCCAGTTTGTGGATGACGAACCATTGTTCTGAGCGCAACAAATTACGCCCATCGGAACGAATTCGACCTCACTCCATCGCTGGATCCTTTTCACTCTCTTAAATGAGCCATCTCTTTCCACAATCTTCTCTATTTCTTTTCCAACGGGGTGGTGTACAATAAACCGGGAGTTAATATTCATATACTCCTTTGACATAAACACTTTACCAGGTGAAAGTTTACTTCCAACGAACTGATTTAATATCTTATGTTCTTGGAATGTACAACCACTTGCTAAGGCGATGTCATCCCCGTTGATGCAAATTTTTAAAGAAGATAGTTTTGCTTTCTTTTTGAATAATAGCCGGTTTACTCCTGCATTTATCATACAGAGTATTGGAAAACTGGTAATACTACCCATCAACTGACCTCTTCTTTGAGGCCCCCTCTTGATTTCGATCTTGTTTCCGAGATGGAATAAGATCTCATGTTGGGTGAGAGTCTTCACCAATAATTTGTGAAAATCTTCTCGTTCGATATCATAGTAACCCTTTCCGCAACCATATAACACGGCTACAATTTCTCGTGCACAGAGTTCAGAACACCAAGAGTGTAGATTATCGGTGGCGGCTGAATAGTCACTGCTTATAATTACATCTTTATTATCTGCACCAAAAACATCCTGTATGTACTCCCAATTTGTTGGTTCACCTATAAGCTTAAATGCCCTATTCAACTTTAGTTGTTTGTGCATCCACGCTTGTAGTGGTTTAAATAGTGTCATCAAGTAAGGATCCATTTTTGAGATCACTCTCACTTTCAGTGGTTCAGCTAGCCCATGCAGTACCGCTTGAGGTCTCTCGTCCGTTTGTGCGAAGTTTTTAACCTTCTCAAAACAGTATTTGAGAACCTTAGTATACTGTGAGGACCGTTGTACCTCTCTGTCTATAATATTTGGTACGTTGGTAAGACTTTCTAACTTGCCCAACTTTATAATTTCTTCCATTCGTGATTCTTTAATCTCGTAAGTGTCGGCTTCCTCCATGTATTGCTGCTCGAGTGATTCTCTCAGTCTTCTCGATTCTGTTCCATCGAATAGTTTCCTGAATTCTGGATCACTCATCAGTGTATACACGGAACCACCATCCATGCTGTTATCAATATAATTAGCACTGGTTGAAGGAATTATAGCTGGTCCAAAGGTTTTTGGATCAAATTCTCCAATTAAAACCTCACGTACTGTTTCAATTATAGACTCCCTGATTGTTAAGAGAGTTTTACACTTATTTAAACTAGACATATTGTGATTTATTTCTTCAAGCACCCTTCTTTCCTCACCGTAGAAACCGATACCATATTCGTTATTAAGATAGTCTACGATTTCTTCTAGATCATCTTCATACGGATCCGGTTCGTTCCAGTCTTCTACCTCTCGTTTTGATAATAGATATTCACTATTGGTTCTTACAGAGTCCTCGAGTTGATCGATCCTACATTCGAGATTTAACACCTCCTGTAGGGTTGGGTCCTTGTTGGCCCCGGTTAGTGCTTCAAATGTGTCGGACATTCCTTGCTCCACCATCTCCTTTGGGACGGGGAACAGTGAGCCTTTTAGACTCCTGAATCCTTGTACTAGGTTGAACAAACTAACCCCTTTGACCTTTCCACTCAAGATCTGTCTTATAAAACGGCCTGGCCGTCCACCCAATAGATGTTTCCGCTTATCCTGGGCATCAATTTCATTCATGCCCTTTGGTAGTGGGATTTCTTCCGGAGCCTTCATCCAGTAGGCCGTGAATGCATCAAGTTTAAATTTGATGTACTTTACGGTTCCTACCGCTTTATTGCTCTGGAAACGTTCCCATTCTTTTTGTTTCTGTCTATTATCTGAGGAGGGATCTTTTTTATATCCAAGGGTCCATAAGTAATCGACTAGTTTATTATAATAGTCGTACATACAGTTCTTATCCTTAGTCTCTTGACTTTCTCTTTGTTTTTGCTTTTTATTGTTTTTTTGTTTTTTGATTCGCTGACTGTCCCGAGCTTTCGCTCGGTGCTTGTCTTTTTGTGTCTTTCCGGCTCTTTGTCGGGGAGGCATTCCTACCAATGGGTTGGGCTTTCTGCTCAACGTTGCGTTTTCTTTAAATGGACGCTACCAAAT